ATCAGTATTATCTTGACAAAAACAGCGGTAACGAGAAACGTACAGCAAGAGAACTGATGCCAGTCATTCTTTTCTCCCTTGCCAAAATGCGTCGTGAACGTGCTTATATGGTGGAGGTGTATGGTGCGGATACATTCAATAACTACATGCAAGCTATTAAACTCGCTCTGGCAAATCCGGCAATCTTTGATGTTGAGTTTACACCGTATGCTGGTGGCATTAGCCGTAGTGATATGCAAGCAAACAGTGATGATACTGACACGTTGTCACCAAAAGTCTACCGTGGTGTAACAACAGATGGTGGAACACCTGATTATTTCAATAAAGAAGTTTGGGTGGCATCTGATGACTCTGTAGGATTTTAATCATGGCTGGCAGTAATAGACTTGGCTATGAAATTAAGACAGATTATAAAGGGCTGGATGCTTTGTGGAAACGTCTACAAGACTTAAATCAGAAAGACATTCAATACGGCTACTTTGAAGATAACAGATACACTGAAGGCGATAGGGCTGGAACACCAGTTGCTTCTATTGCTTGGCAGCATGAAACTGGAATGTCTGATAATGCAGCAGGGCCATCTAACGAGGCTGTCATCTTCCCTGCTCGTCCTTTCTTCACTCAATCACTTGAGAAAGCTAAATGGTTTGTAAGGCAGTCAGCACCGTCTGTATTCCTAGCCTCGTTTCAAGGGAAGCAAGAGAAGAGCTTTGTTCAGATGGGCCAGTGGTTGAAAGAGAGTATTCAAGATACGATTGATGAACAGAACTTCGTACCAAATGCTGCACTGACTGTGGCGTTGAAAGGACATAACAAAATCCTTGTTGAAACCGGAACACTTCGTAATAGTGTTGAAGCCAAGATTGTAAACAGTGATGCCTACGGCAAGCGCAAGAAGGAGGTGGGAATATAATGTCAACACCTTTATTTCTTAGTGTTGGGAAAGCAACATACACGTTCACAAGACGCGCTGGCAGCTACGTTAATGGACGCTGGCTAGATGGAACAGCTACAACATTCACAATCAAATGTAACATCCAGCCAAATGCCGCTGGCAAGATGACAAGGTTGCTTCCCGAAGGGGATAGAAGCCGATATTCAATCTTCATTATAACTGATGGTATTGCACAGTCACTTAGAACCAGTAAGGAAGGGACTGGGTTGTTGAAAGGCGATGAATTGGTATGGAACGGGGATGTCTACGAGATTCGTGAAGTGAATCTATATAATCTTGGTGTGTTGGATTCTTACCAAGCACTAGCTGTCCGTAAAGAGGTGGCTTAATGGCCAAGATAACAAACAGTAATTTCACATCAATTGAAGATAGCTGCTACACGGCATTGACATCCGTTGTCAGCGGCGTGACAGCTTATCTGGATATGCAGAATGGTGTTGAGCCGGTTACGCCATATTGCCATATATTTGTTGTAACTGAAACACCAACAGGTATGGCCAGTGAAAGTGCAACAGTGAACAAGACAACCAGAATAACAACAATGTGCCAGCCATATGAAGCTCTTGTACGGTTTGTGTTTGTTGGTAAAGATAAGCAATCCGGTGGTAGTGATACAAACGCTGCCAACTATGCTGAAGATTTTCATCTGAAGATGCAGAGCATTTATTACAGGGCGTTGTTTGCTGACAATGGAATGAGTGTATTACGTGTAAGTCCTAACAGGCGTTCACAACAAAAAAGAGAAACAGACATCTATTCAGTATCAACGATTGATTTGTCGCTGGCTTACGACAAACACCTGTCTGTTACGTTCCAGACAATTGACCACGGGGAGATTAACGGAACATTAACCGAAGCCAATAATGTAGACGGTACGTTGCCTGTAACATTTACCTATTAGGAGATTAAAAGAACATGACTGTTCTAAAAGATTTGATTAACATCACGGTGAGCCGTGAAACTGCTACAGTGCAGCGGGCTTCGTTTGCAATCCCTTGCTTCATTGCTTCCCACGTTGCTTTCTCTGAACGTGCCAAGGAATATAACAGTGTAACTGAAGTGGCTGATGATTTTGCTTCTACGTCTAATGTTTACATTGCCGCACAGAAGTATTTTGCACAAGACCAAGGCTTGCAAACTCTGGTTGTTGGTCGTCGCCATGTACCGGGTGTTGTAATCACCCCCTCCGTTGTTAATAGCGCAACTTACTCTTTCAATCTGGAAGGGGAAGCAATCACTTATACCGCTGATGGCGACGCTACCGCTGCTGAGATTGTGGCTGGCTTGCAAGCGGCTATTACGTCTGCTGGCGTTACTGGTCTGACTGTCGGTGGAACTACTACGCTGACTATTGCACCTACCGTTGCTGGCACTGGTTACGCAATCAAGGGGTTGTCGTCCAATTTGTCTCTGGCCAATGATACTGTCACGGAAACTTGGGCTGATGCAATCACTGCTGTTCGTAACTTGAATGATACATGGTTTGTGATGTCTGCTGATAGTCACTTGGATGCTGACGTTCTGGCCATTGCCGCTGCTATTGAAACGCTGGATAAGATGTATGTGTTCTCCAGTCAAGCTAGTGCAGTAAAGACTTCCTCTACTTCTGATATTTTCAGTCAAGTGAAGGCTCTGAACTATGACAATACGTTCTACATCTGGAATGGCTCTGCCGACACCAATTTCATTGAATGTGCTTGGGCTGGCTACTTCGCTGCTCAACAGCCCGGCTCTACGCACTGGTGCTACAAGACGCTTTCCGGTATTACAGCGGATGCCTTGTCTTCTTCTGAAGCCAATTACATCAAAGGTAAGAACGGCTCTACTTACGAAGCCAATATTGGTGGTAGGGATGTAGTGATTGGTGGAAAGGTGAGCGTTGGTGAGTGGATCGACACGCTGATATTTGTGGCTTGGATGAAGGCTCGTATTGCTGAAGGGATTTGGTTCCAACAAGTGAATAGCAAGAAGATTAGCTACACCAGTAAAGGTGCTGCTGTTCTGGAAGCTGAGATTCGTCGCGTTCTGGCTGAAGGGATTCAAGTTGGTGGCTTGGCCGATAGTCCTGCCCCTTCTGTGACTATTCCAAACATCCTTAACATTTCGTCTGCTGTACGCGCTACTCGCGTCCTGCCCGACATTACATTCACGGCTCGTTTGGCTGGTGCGATTATGTACACCACCATCTCTGGCACTGTGACGGCTTAATAGGAGGATACAAGAAATGGCATCTACTCGTACTTCGACGTATTCTCCGTCTGACGTAAATGTTGTGATTAGTCAGGAAAGCTCTGGCTTGGTGCATGTGATTGCTGGCTATGCTGATGACAGCCACATTAATGTTGAACGTGATAGTGAAACCTACGAACACGTAACTGGTGTTGATAACATCGCCACTCGTGTCTACAAGGCTAACACTTCTGGTAAAGTTACTGTGTCTCTTGGCCAAGGTAGCGCGTCTAACGACATTCTGACCATGTTGTACCTGAATGACAAGGCCAGCAAGAACAGCGATGGTTTGTTCACACTCACTGTTAAGGACGGCTCTGGTCGTTCTGTTGCGTTCGCTCAAGAAGCCTATATCGGTGTTGTACCTAACAGCCAATACGGTAACAGCCTGAACAACCGTGATTGGGTTTTCCATTGCACTCAGATGGATGACATCATTGGAGGTAATGGTCTTATCTCTGCTGAAGATGTTGCTGCAATTACACTGCTTGGTGGTGCTGTCCCTGCGGAATGGCAAGCCTAATAGCTTCTAGGGAATAATAATAAGGGGAAAGGATTCCCCACTCTATCCAAGGAGAGACAGGAAGATGTACACCTATTCCCCAAGTGATGTAAGTATAACCTTTGCGGGTGTTCCGTTAGAAGGGTTTGATATAACGAATGTTGTCCGTATCAAGCGTATTGACCCTCTGTACACAAGCAAGCGGGCAATGGATGGAAGTGTTGCTGTGACGCAACAAAGATATAGTAAGTGGCAAGTGAATGTTTTCCTCGCACAATCCAGTAGCAGTAATGACCTACTTAATGGTGTTCAAAAACTATTGTTTGCTTCAAACATCAAAGAGCTTCAGTTCCTTCCTTTGATTATCAAGGATAACAGCGGGACAACGATGTTCTTTGCCAAGGATGTGTGGCTGGAAGAAGTTCCAGAAATGGAGTTTGGACAATCCCTCTCTGTAAGAGAATGGGTTTTCACATGTAATGATGTTGAGTGTATCATTGGTGGTAATGCTGAAGACTTGACTGGTATCACAGAGGCTGTTGCAGTCATCTCGTTGTTGCAGTCAGCTTATGAAAGAAGTAGTACATTAGTGCGCTCTTTACGGAGTCTTAGATAATGTCATCCACAGTATATGATCCGTCTCAAAATGTTGTAGTGATTGGTGGCTACCCTTTAGAGGGAGTTACATCAATCAAGGTAAAGCGAGGAAATGATTCTTTCAAAGTGATTGATGGAATCCACCCCTTGTATTCAGCCAGAGTGAGAAACTTCACTCGCCCTTTTCGACTAAATGTCAAACTGTTGCAGACAAGCGAAAGCAATCTGATTCTGCAACGTCTATATGCCTCGTCCGAGGTAAATACCAACTCATTCTTGCGAGTTGAAGTAGTGAGCAACAACGGCTCTGGAACGCAACAATCAAACATCTCGTCTCACGGTTATATTATTTCTGCTCCCGATTTAAACAGGGAAATGGAAGCGATGGATACCGAATGGGAGTTTGTTGTGAATGCTCTTGAGTTCTCGTCCCTCACAGACCTAATCTACTAAATAAGGAAACACAAACAAAATGGCAATTACACAATCCGATGTCCATGTTGATGGCGTTGATTACAAGATTACTCAATTCCTTGCTACGAAGGCGCTTGGTATTGAAGTGAAACTGATGAAACTGCTTGGCCCTTCCTTCATGGAGTTGCAGAAAGCTTCGCAAGATGAAAATGCACAAGAGGCTGTATTGACGGCAGCTATTAACACACTGATCGAACAGTTTGATAAGGTTGATGTTGTAGCCCTGATTAAAGAATTGATGTCTGGTGTTACCAAGGGTACGGCAGCTATTAACTTCGACCATGAGTTTGCTGGTCGTACTGGCGCATTGATTGATTTGATTAAGGAAGTGCTGAAAGCTAACTTCTCAGATGTTTTTTCAAAGCTAGGTTTAAGCATCGGGGCTTAAATACTAGCGAAGCTGATACAGCTACAAGAGGGTTGTACAAAGAGATTGAAGATAAGTTCACTGTTGATGTTCGTATTCTCAATCTCTTGTCTGCTGAAGAAAGGTACTGTACGTATCACGAATTACAGACTGTATACTCCCTGCCCGACTTTTATGACATGATGGAAATGATGGAAGTGAATACTGCCTTGAGAGAGGATGGTAGGCGTAGAAGCCAAAAAGAACAATAATGAAACACAAGGGAGAAGGGCATGGAACTGGCAAAGCTATTTGCTACTGTAGGATTTAAAGTAGATACAGCAGGCTTGACTGAGTTCCGTAAGGAAATGTCCGACCTAAAGGTTCAACTGAAAGAAGCTGCTGTGTCAACAGGGAAGTTGAAGAATCAGCTTACTGGATTGACAGCACAGTTTAAAGCTTTCCAACGAATGACTGACACTCGTGGCGTTACGAAGTGGATGGAAGGGATTCAGAAAAGTATCGTCCACCTCAACAACATGCAAAATCAGGTTGGTGGGAATGCTCAACGCTCAACTCATTGGGCTGATCAGTTCTCTGCATCTATCCTGAAGCTTCACCAAGCTCTTGTAGGGCGTAGGAACGAGGTTGCTGAGTATGCCCAAGCGGTTGTACACCTTGCAGCTAGTTTCGAGCGTCTACGGGCTGCTACAGCCGGTATGCAACGCTTCCGTCAAGTTCCAGCCAATGCTGTTCGTGGTAATAACGGGAATGGTGGACAGGGTGGTGGACAAGGTGGCAACCGAAGAAATAACCAAGGCGGTAATGGTGACACTCAGTATCAGAACTACTGGGGTAGGGCAAGAGGGGCTGGTTCTACACCCTTAGCAGCTTTCATGCGCCCAATGCTCCCGACTGGTATGGGTATGTTCAATGCTGTAGCCGCTGGTTATGGTGTTCGTGAGCTTGTTGATGCTGGCCGTAACATGATGCAGATGGAAAGCATGTTGAAGGCGCTTTCTGGTGATACTGAAACATTCAACAGTAATTTGAAGTTCGTGAGACAAACCTCCGACGAGCTTGGTATCTCCATCCTTGATATGGGACGAAGCTACGCAAAGATATTCATGGCCGGTAAAGAACAGTTTGGCACTGCTGTATTGCAAGAAAGCTTCAAAGGCGCACAAAGCTACTTCCGTTTGTTGGGGATGAGCGCGGATAAGATTAATCTTGCTAACCGTGCCATTGAACAGATGTTCAATAAACAGCGTGTTATGTCAGAAGAACTGAAGAGTCAGTTGGGTGAACACGCTGCTGGTGTGATGAACTTTTTTGCTACAGCAGCAGGTACAGATGTTACCGGCCTTGTCAAGATGATGGAAGATGGTAAGGTTGGTGCTGATGTAATCATCAAGGCATTGTCTGAGATGGGCAAGTTTGCTAACGCTTCACCAGAACTCCAAAAACAATTGAAGATGTCTGCTGCTGCTCAAGAACGATTCAACAACCGGATGCGCGAGTTTTCCAAGATAATGATGGAAAGCGGGTTGGATGAGTTGTTGACTGAAATGTTTGGTCTGCTGTCTCAACTTGTTTCTGTTCTCACCCCGTTGTTCAAAGGGTTGCTGCTTGTTGTAAAAGGTTTGAAGCTCCTTGGTCAAATGATTGTCCAAAACAAGGAAGATGTCAAAGGATTTCTGATGGGGTTCTTTGGTGCTGGTGGATTGATTGCTGCTTTCACTATTCTCCGCACACAAGGGATCGCTGGAACTCTTAGTTCTCTCAGCCAATTTACTAAGCTGTTATGGGGAGCAATACCGCCTGTCGTTAGGCTTGCTGGATTGATTGGTGCATTGGCATTTGTTGCACAATCTCTTAATGACTACATGAATGGTGAAGATAATTGGGTTCATGGTTGGGCATTGGATATTGAATATGCCATGATGCTTTGGGATCAGTTCATTCTTAAAGTGCTGCTTGGTTGGGAAGATATGAAGCGAGGGATGAACCCTTTCTTTAATAAGGGTTCATTCAAGTATTCGGCTCCGAACATACAACTAGAATCTTTGCAGAAGCTGGAGATGAATAGTCTGACACCGAACGGTAAAACACCCGAACAGGTTCAGGATATGTTCAATAAGTTTAGAGAAAAGGCAACTCCGCGTACACCCGCAACAGACAACAAGCTAAGTAGTTTCAATCTTGAAGTTAATTTCAATGACCTTCCTGCCGATGTTAAGTTTGCTGCTAAGAGTGGTGATATGTATGCGTTTGGTCGTGGTGCTATGGACAGTATGCGTGTTGGCGGGTTGGGTGTGTTTTCATAACAACAGATACAAGGGGTGGGTGAAATGATTTACATTATGAAGACAGAGAATAAGGACATTATCTTATTTGACAGTGTTCTTTCTTTCTCGGAGAGTTACCAAGGAAGTGTATCCTCTCACCCTGTTGAAGATGGAAGTAAGATTTCTGACAATGTAACTGTTGAGAACGTGAAGATCAAGATTCAAGGGGTTGTAACGGACTACAACTTCTTCAACCCTATTAAAGACGCCGGAAACCAAACTGTACCGGGATATGATTATCCTCGCTTGTATGGTAGTATGTTGATTAACACCAAAGGTGAACCAGAGACAAATGCCAATGTGGCCATTCCAAGCGATTACAGTGGTGTAGATAATGACGGTAATGTCTCAGTCAAGGCCGCTATGGAAGTTGTTAAGCAGCGGTTAATTCAGGTTCAGCAGAAGAAAGAGTTTGTCACTATTCTCGGATACAATACCGATGGTAAAGATAGCGAGATAAACAAGTTCTCCAACTGCATTATAACTGATATTGCTTTCAATGAAACACCTGAAAGTGGGTATGCAATATATCCAGACATCACGATTGAACAGGTGAATGTTGTCAAGGTTAAAGTTACACAAGCTGAAGCCGATACCATTATCAATAGCAAAGTTGCTAACCAAGCTGCTGGTACAGACAGCAAAGGTAAAGGAAACTCCTTGAACGGAAAGACGGATGGCGTTGCCCCCGAGACAAACCAAGATGCCCACCAACCACAGATAGATAGAAATGCCGCCACTGAGGCGGAAACACAAGCAATGGTTGAGCGGTATTATAGGCAGACAGGAAAACCCTACGGTAGCAATATTCCCGGTACAATACGAAACTAAGGAGGTGGAACATGACTTTAGCAGTAACGCTTTTACCTCTTTATAACCAAGCATCCGTACAATATTCTGTTAATCTTGGAACTTCAGCTTGTACTCTTCTTTTCAATTACAACACCCGGACAGGTTATTATCACTTAACCGTAACATTGTCTGATGGAAATGTTGTGATGAATGGGAGGAAGGTGGTTCCGAGAACCAATATATTCACAAGTGATATGTATGACAAGGGGTTGAAGGGCAGCTTCTATTTGATGCCTAAAGAGGATAGCATTGTTGAATCACCTGAAACAATCATGTTTTGGGCTGATAATTATTTGTTCAGTTTTACAAGTTGATTGGGGTGAAAGGATGACTATACAGTATGAAAATGTTCAATGGGACAGGGATTACTTAGTCACATTCAAAAACCCTGAGAATGGTGTAATCATTCAAGTTGATTCATTGCGGGTTCAGTTTGATATTGAGATGTATGTTGACAACAAAGAAAAAACCAATAAAGGAACTGTTTCTCTTTCAAACCTGTCAGATGATACGTTGAACAAAATCAACACCCGTTACGGAACACTTACTCTTGCTGCTGGATACAAAGGTAATATCAAGAATGTTATCACTGGGGATGTAATTAACATCCGTACAACAAGAAACGGTAATGACAAGATAACCACATTTGAACTAGCACCAAACTTCATTAACTTGGCTATCAAGAAAGTGAACTACTCCTTCCCTGCTGACATTTACCTTGAGAGTGTGGTTGCTGAGATTGCTAACCAACTTTCCTTATCATTCACAAAATCAACAAAAGGTGAGTGGAGGACTCAGAAGTGTATCTACGGCTATCCGGCTTATGGTACAGGTAAGCAAGTGCTGGATGAGATTGCTTCTACATTTGCAATTGAGTGGAAGATTGTGGATGACCAGCTTATCGTTACTGATAGGTACAGCCTGAATGGTGGTGAAGAAGAGAAAGCTATCATCTTGAGCAAAGACAGTGGACTGCTTGACATCCCGTACACAGACAGTGAAGAGGTCAGTAAAGCCGTGGGTCAAGCCTTGGATAAAGAGAATGAACAATTCCTTACCTCTACAAAGGTATTGAAGCCAACTAAAAGTGGTAAGCCACGGAAGGTTAGCAGGTTTAAGGCTCGTCGATATGGGGTTAGGGTGAAAGCTTTGCTTAATCCTGAAATACGCCCCAACGGTTTGTTTAAGATAGTGACGGATGACAATTCCTTCAGCTCTTTCTATCGTGTTCGCTCTGTCAACTTCAAAGGAGACAGCAGAGGAACAGAGTGGTACATGGAGTTGTGGGGGGATAGTGTTAATGCAGATGAACTTGAATAAGGAAAGTAGCCATGACAGATATGACGTTTGAGAGTGCTACGAAGGCGCTGTTTGAATACCAAATGCGGAATATCTTCACAGCTATCCCTGCAAAAGTAATGATGGTTGAAAATGCAGACGAGCAACGAGTTTCTGTCAAACCACTAATTAATGCTGTGTTCCCCGACTGGGATGATAGTGAAGAGTTCCCAATAATACTGTCTGTCCCGCTGATGTACCCATCATCTTCAAGCTCCGCTGTTGTGTTTCCTGTTCATGCTGGTGATACAGTTTTACTGGTCTTTGCTCAGTCGTGTATGGATGTATTCAAAGGTGGTGATGGGAGTGTTCAACCCCCATCCGATTATCGTCGGTTTGATAAGAGGGATGCTGTAGCCATTCCCGGCTTATTCCCGTTTGGCTCTGCAATCAACAAAGTGTCCAAGCACACATTACCACATTCTACAGATGATTTGGTTGTGTTCCATAACTTAGGCACATCGGCTGAATGTGAACTACGGATGAAGCCAACAGGTAAGGTTGAGATTACATCCCCCCTGCAAGTGCAAGTTAATGCACCTGTTGTGAATGTGACAGCAACAACTTCAGCCACTATAACTGCTCCAGCTATCTATGCGACAGCAAGTACGTTGGCAACAATCACCGCACCAATTGCGGCAATTACAGCAGCTACATCAGCAACAGTGACATCGCCAATTATAGCCCTGACAGCCGTAACAAGTGTAGCAGTAACAAGCCCGCTATTTACATGGAATGGCTCTAACGTGGCAACAGCATAAGGAAGGGGAAGATGGACATATTGTTAGATGAAGATACGGGAGATATTGCTTTTACAAACGGTGAAAGTACAGTCACCAGTATTGGTGCTGAAGATTTGGCACAACGAATCAGAATCAGGTTGAATACATTCCAAGGCGAATGGTTCATGGATAATACACTAGGTATTGACTGGTTCAATCGTGTGATGGGGAAGAACAGAAGTAAGATGGCTGTAGACGCTCTGATTCAAGAAGCTATTCTGGAAGAGCCGGATGCTCTGCAAATCATTGCTTATTCCTCTTCCATCTCCACAGACAGGCGGTTCAGTTGTTCTTTCAAGGTGAGAACAGAGAATGGTGCTATTTCGTCAACACAGACATTCACGATTACACCAACTAATTAGAAACAGACACGGAGAAGATAAGTGGCTTACGGACTTTCTGATACAGGCTTCACAGTAAAACGCCTGAACGATATTATTACTGAATTGAAAGTGAATGCAGAAAGTGGTTTTGCTTCTCTGGTTGAGCCGGGGGATATTGTAAACACTTCTGACACTTCTGTCCTTGGACGCTTCATTAAACTGATTGCTGCTCCGATTGCTGACCTGTGGGAATCTGGTCAAGATGTGTATTCGGCCTTTGATATTACACAAGCAACTGGCAACTCTCTTGAGAATCTTACATTGCTTGGTGGGGTTCCTCGCAAGAGTGCTACTGCCTCTACAGTTAATCTGGTTTGCTACGGTGACTACGGAACTGTCATTCCATCTGATAGTAATGTTCGTTCATCCTCCACAGGAAAAGTATTCAGCACCACGGCAGGGATTACGTTAGATGAAAGCTTGTGTGTTGCTATCCAGATTGCTCCAGCCAGTGTTGCCAATTCTACGGCTTATAGTTTTACCTATCAGATTAGTGGTATCAACGCTAGTCCTGTTACTGTCTCTATTACTTCTGATGCTAGTGCTACTGAATCAGAGATTATCAACGCTATAATTGCATTGGTAAATCTAAGTCACAGCACATATATTACAGCAACGTTGGTTGACGGGGAAGCACTGATTCAGGAAGTCAATCAAGGATACACTTGCACGTTTGATGTTAATACGGATTTCACAATCAGTAAAGCGAAGAAAGGGGTGAGTGCTGAATGTACAGAGAATGGCCCTAATGCTCAGGTTTCTGACAGCATTCAAAGTATCCAGTCCCCTGTTATTGGATGGGACAGTGTAACAAACCCATCATCTGCTGTAGAAGGAACTAATCTGGAAACTGACACAGAACTTCGTTCTCGTTATTACACAGCTAAATTCCAAGATAGTGTCAACACATATGAGGCAATCTATGCTGCTTTGGTTAAGCTTGACGGGGTGGAACAAGTTATCATTTATGAAAACGAAACAGACACGGCCCTTATCAGTCCACCTGTTCCTGCACATTCGTTCTATCCTATTGTGCTTGGTGGCAATACTCAAGAGATTGCCCAAGCGATTTGGGACAACAAACCAGCCGGTATTTTAAGTTATGGTGGAGTGACAGAAGCTGTTATCGACAGTATGGGTGTTAGTCACGACATCTCACTAGATAGACCAACGGATGTAGATATTTATGTTGCAGTCAGTGTTAGTAAGGACTCCAACTACCCAACTAACGGTGATGACCAGATTAAGGAAGCCTTGGTAGCATATCTCAGTGGCTTCAATATTGGTGAAGATGTGTTGTTCAGCAGATTGTACACACCAATCAACAGTGTTCCGGGGCATTACGTCACTGACTTGTTTGTTGACATCTCTCCAACTCCTGTTGTCTCTGCAAATATTCCAATTGATTATAACGAACGTGCTGTTATCGACATTGCTAATATCTCTGTAACCAGCGTATAAACTGAGGTGAAGACATGATAACAAATGAGTTCACCTCTGTAGATTACTTGTCTCAAGGACGAGACAGGGTGGGAGAACAGTTTAAGAACAAAGCTGTATTCGATGCCTACTTAAAACTAGCAATGGATGCCTTGAATGAAGTGCAAGATGTTTACAAAGAGTTGATGCAGTTCCGTAGTATTGATACAGCAACTGGTATTCAACTGGATTTGATTGGTGAGATTGTTGGGCAACCAAGAACACTGATTAACTATAACGCCTTGCCGTTCTTTGGTTTTGATGGGGCATCTGCTGCTGAAACATTTGGCTCATCTTCGGATGCAACACTTGGCGGGTTGTGGAGAGCGAGTGGTCAAGCTGAAGGGACATCTTCTACGGTTGATGATGAGACATACAGGTTTCTGATTAAGTGCCGTATCATTGCTAACACAACTAGGGCAACACCTGAAGCTATAATTACTGGTCTGAACTTCATTACTGGTAATACTAATTCTGGTGTGGTCGAACAGCCAAATGCCCACATCACGCTTGATATACAGAACACTTTGACGGATTTGCAGGCATACTTCCTGCAAGGGTTGAGTGAAATTGGCAGTATTGTTCCAGTCCCTGTTGGTGTGGCTGTTGATTATGTGTTCTTTGAAGAGGAATACTTCGGATTCCTTGAAGACCCAAATGCCCCAACAGTTGGGACTTTAGGCGGGGCTGGATACGGTGTTGACTACGGGTATAGCTACGGAAGTATTATCACAACAAGTACTGGCGGATTTATTTCAGACCTTCGATAGCAGGTTATGACAACAGATTATGGTAATAGAGGAATACAAGAATGACAGCCACGACACTCCCTAATGCAGGGATGAAGTATAAATGGACACTAGGGGAAGATGGTTGGAATACTGGCATGGACAGCAACCTTCTCGCTCTTGATACACTGGTACAATGCTCTGTTATCAGCGCAGCAGCCACAACGCCACCCGGCTCACCTACACTAGGGGATAGTTATATTCCAGCTACAGGTGCTACTGGTGCTTGGGTGTCGCTGGTGGGGGATATTGTAATCTATGATGGATCAACATGGGTTTCTGTTGCTCCAAAAGAAGGGTGGGTGGTGTATGACAACAATACTAACAACTACTTAAAGTACACAGGAACCGCTTGGGTTGCTGACCCGTTGGGCGATAGGGCTTATGCAGATGGGTTGGCATCTCCACTGACTGCTAAGGTGTCTGAGGTTGAGTCGAGGGCTGATGATGGTGACGGCGCTGTACGTGCGCTTATTAAGTTCCAAGCCGGTGGTGTGTCTTCTGACGCCGTTCTTACCAACCCAACAATTAATCAAATCCGTGTGGGTGCTTCCTCAGCAGCTATCATGGGCGGCGGCAGTTCGACCGACCCGCATTTGATTGGCCTTGGATTCCCCCGTGCCAGTCTTGAGACTATCGGTAGCGATCTTGTTTTCTCTCACGAAGTCGCCGATACATCAAAGCTCCGCGTCCGCAAGCACAGCACTACAAACGTGCAGACGGCGCTGGCATTGACAACTGATTACACGGTTGTTGTCGGCAGCGGCATCACAACAG